GCATAGGGGTAGCTGGGGGCCGCTGCGCGCCCGTCTGAGGCCCGTCTGGCACCTCTATAATGTGCCGGGAACCATCAGCTAGCTGAATAATGTGGCGGCTCATCGTGGTGCAGGTCCGACGTAAACAGCCCCAGGCGGGAGGTTAAGCCCTGGAGGAAGTTGCGGCTGCTGCGGCATGGGGATGCGGGAAACAGACTGCCCGGGGGCCATTGCGGGACGCTCCTCTAGCGGCACAAACTGAGAGACATCAAACCCTCCACGCCCATAGTTCGCCAGAAGCTTGTTGTGCGCACGCTCTGCGGCGGCGGCCTGCTGCTGGAGTCGAACAGCAATCATCTTAGGGTCCATGCCCTCAGAAATAGTGGCAGCCTCGAAAGCATCCTTTTCAACTTTGGTAAGCGCAGAGCCAAACAGGGTGTGTCTAATTGCATTCTTTTGTTCGTTGTAGTTCTGCCACCAATTGGATTGGTTTCCGTAACGTGAACCTATCCCCAAAGGCTGATACTTCCCCAGAGTATTCTGGAGCCCCGCAACCCCAGGAGTACCTGCTAGCTCGGGCCTAAAGGATGAGACTAACCCTAGAAATTGTGATGCTACGTTTTCACGCTTAGTCAGCTCATCGATAGCGGGCTTAGAGAGAGGGCGAAGTTTGGGCGCACTAGGAGTAGCTTGCCTCTGTGCTGCCTGCGCTGCAAGAGCACTACGTAGCGACAAAGCCTCCTGCTGCATCTGTAGCTGGCTCTGCTTGAAACCTGCTTGGGTCTCTTGCCACCTACGGCGGTCTTCTGCGCGCTGTTCCTCCATCTCCTTACGTGCATCAATCTGTGCTTGCGCCAAAGATTGCTTCAGCGCACGCTCATCCTTCCGCTCTTGCGTGTAGATGGGGGAAGGAATAAACTGCCCCGTCTCGGGCAGCATGAAGCCTTCCCGCCCCAGGGCGTGAGGTTTGAAGCGTGCCTGCTGGTTCTTGTCAGCAAGCATCGCTGCCTGCGCGGCGGCGGGGTTGTTCGCCATCTGCGTGATGGCAGCAAGCGGGCCGAACTGGTTCGCTTGCTGCTGCGCAGCGGCGAGTTGACGCTGGCGAATAAGCTGCGCCAGCATCTCCTGCCGGGCGGCGGGATCAAGAGAAAGCAGATCGGCTTCCATTGCTATGTTACCCTCTGCCCCACCTACGCATCACATTCGCTCTCTGCTGCATCTGGGGCAGCCCCTGTGCCTGCGGAATAGCCGGCTGAGCGGCAGGCGGGGGAGGAAGAGCACCCATAAGGTCTTGCCTGAGCGAAGTATCAGGTGGAGCTTGCATCTGCTGTGCCTGCATCATTCGCTGCTGCATCGCCATGTTGGCTTGCATGGCCGGATCAGGTGCGCCCAGGGTGCCGGGAAGCATGGGCGGAGGTTGCCCCTGCATAGCCTGATTGGCGCTTGCCATGTTCGCTTGCATTCGGGCCTGCATCGCCGCCTGCGCAGGGTCAGATGATCCGGCTGGGCCGGGAAGCACAGGGGGCGGACCAGAGCGACTAGCTGTCGGCTCGGCACCAAAGCTGCGTTGAGAAACACCTGCGTTCGCGGTGCTGGGGGAGCGCAACGCGTTCGCTTGCGCCTGTTGCATACGAAGATCAGCCATTACAGCATCCCCTGTGGGTAGGTGAATTGATCAAGAGGGTTGGAGTTCGACTCCACACCTGGCTGAGACTTCTGTTGCCCTAGGATAGCTTTAAGAACTAAAGCACGCTGACGAGCTTCACGAGCCCCCATCGACTGCTCAGCTTCTGCCATTTTTGCCATTTGAAGACCAGACAGCCCTTTAGCCGCAATGCCAGCCACAGCTCCAAGGGGTGTTGGACCGACGGTGTACCCACCAGCCTGCTTCGCTCCCAAAGCATCATCCCCTTGCTGCCGCAGCATTTCAGCCATTGTCTGCTGATGCTTGAGTTTTCGTATGTCCTGAGTATTCTGCCCGCCCAAGGCCAGCAGCTCTTCATACTCCTGTTGCGAAAGCATGTTACCTCCTAAAAGAATATCGCCGCAGCCATAGCCGCAGAACCTAAAGCTCCAGCAGTTCCTGCATTGGCCTGCTGTTGCGCACTGAAAATGTTGGCATCAGCCTGTCCCTGGGCTGTAGCAGCACCGAGATAATTCGCCCCTGGGGCGGCTCCAGCCTGCCCAAAATTGAACATCTGCGGCTGCTGGACCTGCTGCCCCGACATCAGGGCGTTCAGGTTGTTCAGCGGCTGGGTTTGCGACTGGTAGAAGTTCTGGAGCTGCTGGTTCTGCAGAGCCTGATTCCAACCCTGCGCAGCTAGGTTCTGCCCGAAGTTCTGGGCGCCCGCCTGTTGTTGCTGGTTGAAATTCTGGTTGTTGGCATTCAGCTGCTGCGTGAAGTTCTGGTTGTTGGCAGCCAAGTTCTGGGCGAAGTTTGTGTTGTTTCCAGTGACCTGGTTGTTGAATGTCTGCTGCCCCGCCGCGTTGGCGAAGTTGGCGGCTGCCAAGTTCTGGTTCCACGCTTGGTTCTGCGCATTGTTCTGGAATGTTCCAGCAGCAATGTCAGCACCCTGCTGCCCGAGCATGGCGGTGTTACTGAAGTTAGCACCTGCCAGATTCTGGTTGAACTGCTGTTGCTGCGCAGTGTTGGCGAAGTTGCCTGCTGCCAACCCCTGATTGAACTGCTGGTTATTGACTGTATTGCCGAGGTTGGCGTTCGCCAGTCCTTGATTGAATTGCTGGTTCTGGGCAAAGTTGAACAGATTCGCTTGCCCCATATCCTGGGAGAAGTTCTGCGCAGCGGCAGCATTACCGAGGTTGGTGTTCGCCAACCCCTGATTGAACTGCTGCTGTTGAAGACTATTCGCCAGCCCTGCGTTCGCAACCCCCTGATTGAACTGCTGCTGTTGCGCCGCATTGGCGAAGTTGCCCGCCCCCAGGTCTTGCGTGAAGTTCTGGGCTGCTGCTGCGTTAGCGAACTGTCCAGTGGCAAGGTTCTGGTTGAACTGCTGCTGATTGACTGCGTTAGAAAGACCCGCAGCCGACAAGTTCTGGTTGAATGCTTGCTGCTGAGCAGCATTCCCAAACTGCTGGGACAAGAGCCCCTGATTGAAGTCCTGTGCCAGAGCTTGATTGTTGAATTGCGCCCCAGTCAACCCCTGATTAAACTGCTGCTGGTTGAGTCGTGCGGCTTGATCAGCCTGACTCAGAGAAAACTGATTCTGTGCCGTGGCAGCATTGTTCGCCAGCCCCGCATTGGCAAGATTGAATTGTCCCTGTGCCGTTACAGCGGAGTTCTGAAGGTTGGCGTTGGCAAGATTGAACTGGCTCTGCGCCCCCGTTACCGCATTGTTCAGGTTAGCGTTGGCGAGATTGAACTGGCTTTCTGCTCCTGTGGCAGCATTGTTGAGATTAGCATTCGCCATCCGCTCCTGGAACATCTGCCCTTGGGCAGCGTTGCCGAAGTTACCACGGGCCAGATTCTGTTGCAGGGTCTGGTTGGCTGCTTGGTTGTGGAACTGGCTGGCGGACAAGTCCTGCCCGAACAGCATGTTCGCTTCGTTACGTCCCTCACCAAATGCCTGAAGCTGGTCACGAGCATCCTGGTCCTGCAACCGGCGAAGCTCAGAATTCCACCCCTCGCTGCCACGGGTCATCCCCATGTTGGCGAGTTGACTCTCCAGTTGCTGCTGCCTCTGTTGTTGCAGGGGGCGCTGGAAATCCAGGACAGCCTGCTGCGCACGCTGCCGCCAATCACCTGCGGTGTTCTGCAGCCCGTAGCGGATGTCGCCGCCCTCAACATCGGTCTGTAGCTGGCTACCATCCACTCCACGGGTGTACTGCCCGCCAAGCTGAGCACTGCGCTGATAATCCCCACCCTGAGCGGCGCTTGTAGCGTACGTGCCCCCAGGGGCGGCGCTGGTAACATAGCTCGCCGACGGCTGAGCAACCCAGGTGTTCTGGGTTGGAGCAGCAAAGGAGTTCATTGCTGACGGCCCTGGGCCGTAAGCCATGTTGATAGGATCGGCTTGAATGTTGCCGATCATTTGCTGCTGCGCAGGATCTAAGTTGCCGTTGGCTTGGTACGCTCCATTCAGCGAGGTCTGAACTGGACCAGCATTCACATTCCCAACAGTTTGCTGGGAAGTGTTGACAGGGGCTCCACTCGCAGTATAGTTCCCAGTAAGGGAGTTCTGCATGTTGCCCGCTTGGACATTAGCAGTCATCCCCTGGCTGGGGTCTGTAAGGGCGGTCTGGATGTTACCCTGTGGCCCCAGGTTGGTCTGGAGGTTTACGCCGTTGACTGACGTTGTCAGGTTGCCAGACGCACTGGGGTTGATGCTGTTGACTGCTGCGTGACCGAGCGGGGTGTATGCAGTCTTCCCCTGCAAAGCCATCCAATTTGCAGAATTACCCGGGTCCCACCCCATTGCAGAATCAATGAGCGACGGATCTACCTTGTTAGAGGCCGCCCAGTCATAGACATCATCTGCACCCCCTCCAGCAGCGTAGATCCTATCTAGTTCAGCCTTTACACTCTTGGAGTCGCCAAAAGCGAATAACCCACCCGGGGCGGTATTCGTGGCCTGGGTGTTCGTGGCTTGTAGGCCAGGACCAGCCTGAACCTGCTGCCCGCCCGACGAAATGCCTGTAGGGGTGGTGTTCAGTGCGGCCAACGCACCGGGTAGAAGGGACTGCCCGCCCTGACTACGAGCTAGCTGCGCAGCCTGCTGGGAATCTAGTGCCGCCTGCTGCGCTGGCGTGAGCTGTAGATTGCCGGACCAGTTGGTGATTGGCTGCCCCGTTGCGGGGTCCACACCGGCAGTCTGGTTCCAGGTGACGTTGCCCCAGGGCGTGGAAAGATCCGGCCTGTTGGCATACGTCTGCAGATTTATAGCCTGCTGATTGCCCTGTGCAGTCGCCTGAGCGGCGGCTGTATAGTCAGGCGGGTCTGGCGGTGACTTCTTTCCCATGACGCTCCGTCCATTTACACTCTTCGCGCTTCAGTTGAAGTAGGAACATATCCCTGCCCTCCAACCCCGCACCTACGAACCGATCTATCTCTTTGAATCCACACCGCTTGTCTATCTCTAGTGCTCTGGCGTTTGCACTGTCAACCAAGGCCAGAACGTGAGTGAGCTTGCAGTCTACAAATGGATAAGAGAAGATGGCCCGTACGAATGTTCGATCGATCACACTAGGATCGTCGATGGCACTGTGCATGAAGCACATGCGTCCGGTAAAACCATTATACGCAATGACAGCCTTTAGACAAGCCCCTTGTACCTTCCCTATTGCACGAAAATCGCTGCTCCAAGGAACACCCACGCGGTCGTTAATGAACTTCCACAAGTATTCGCGTGGGGAAGAAACAATCACATCGGCCCGCCCGTCTCAAAGGCGTAGTCAATCGCAGTAAGGGTGGCCTCACCAATACAGGCCGTATTCAGCGCCACACTACCTGAAACACCCACCCCCGGGGAGCCAACCCAATCGCCCGAGTAAGAGCCCGACGACGTTCCCCACAGAGCAGTTCCAAACACCCCTGTACCGAAACGAGCCAGCGACCCTGTGGGGGTGGGTGGATACTCTGTGAGTGCCACCCGCTCGTAGTCCACCCCCATGTTCACAATGTATGTCGGGGCCAGGTCAGCCAGAAACTGTGGGCGCACCAGATGGAACAGCTTGGTCAGGGCAGGAGACTTGAATGTGTTGAATGCTTGCTGCACGGTGCCATAGATGGGGTATCCAGTGGTGGCACCATACTCCACAGCATCATAATCACCTTGGAACAACAGCAGCACGCGGCCATCAGTCGTCCCCGCAAAGACATAGCCCCCTGTCGTTCCATAGCAGTACGTGGGGATGTCCTGTAGCTGGCACCACGAATTCAGCGTGGTGTTCATGGCGTACTGGACATTCTTATAGGGACCGGTGTAGGGGACGTTGATGAGCATCAAGCGCTCACCCGGATGCACCAGCATGTCCCACCCACGGGTGGTGAATGTGTTCTTGAGTGCCGGCCCTATGCGTGCGCGGATCTTACTGCTGTACTCCTTACTAGATGCTTGGAGTGCCGCCGCACCGCCCCGGGTGACGAAGCTCAGGGGAAAGATGCCATCAGCGCTAGCAATAATGAGATCGCCGCCATACTGAGTATAAGCACGCCGACCCACAGGAATCTGTCCAACATTCCATACTCCCTGGAGGGAGAAGGTAGACGGAGACGACGGATCAGTACCCTTATAGAGCGCAACATCACCATTACTCCCGACAGCCACCAAGATATCATCGATGCCTTCACCAGCGTCGATGGTCCAGCTTGCAAGGAACGAAAGGTGTCCACCGCTGCGGAGAACTGCGCCAAAGTCGAAACTGACCGCCGCACCAGCAATAGACTCTGTGGGAAGATACCACGCACGGGTCGTGTTACGCTCCACGAACCACGCACGTTTCTTCCATATCAGCACCTGCACGAACGTGTTCGGGTTAACTCCTGAAACCTGCCCCGCGCCCGCCCCCATAGTCACAGCCGCCCAGGTGGTTCCATCATACCGTATGTAACCATCATCTTCTGAGCAGCACATCAGGTAAGACCCTGCGCTGTTGGTCATCAACGCAGTCTGGATCCATCCCGCATTGTCCGTTCCTGACAAGGCCAAGACGGATGTGGGGGTGTTGGTGGCAGAGGTAATCTCGTAGATCGCCGCCTTGGTGGCAGCGTAGAGCTTACCCGGCATCGTGGTGGGGGCACTGGTGAAGGTGCCAGCCGGAAACGTGGTGGAAGGGGCGTAATACGGGAAAACTGCCTGCACAGCGTTGTCGCTGGGGAAGTCAATGGCCCACTCCTTAAACCCTTTGCGAGACTTCAAGCCTCCAACATCGGGTATCCAGTTGATCAGCTCAACTGCGTCCTCCTCTGGCATAGCTGCCAGAGCACTACTAGCATTCAAGCCCCCGATAGGAGCAGCCAGTGTAACAAAGAGGTTTGTCTTCTGCTTAAGAGCCATAGCCGGTGTCCGGGATGTTGTAGTAGCCCAACAGGGGAGCTGCTCCAATTCCTCCACCGGGGATGGCTACAATAGTTCTTGAGGGAGAATCAGCTGTCTTGGCAGCAGCCAGAGCTTGCTGATACTCACGCTCGGCAGCAGTGGTGTCGAAGCCCCGCGCCGTCTTCCAAGCTAGCAGTAGCTTCTTACGGAACAGCGTCTGGTCGTACAGGATGATGTCATCATCTGCCAGAAGGTTGTCCTGCGCCGTGCCACCCGAAGACTCCACCCAACTGCGTGAAATGTAGGGTAGCACCAAAGTCTGCGCCGAACTGGGGGCACTGTAGAGTTCTACCATATCATCGTCGATACGGTAGATAATCCCTACGGTGGTGCCGCCAAGACTACGCGCCTTCAGATGCGCCCACTCCTGCTCGTTAGCGAGCTGCATGGGGTGCTTGGATGTGCGGTTCCAATCAGAATCCGGCACGTAATACTGAAAATCACTGGGGAGCGCATAGGTGGTCGCCCCAGTCGTAGTGATGGTGTGGTCAGCACTCAAAAACTGCCACGCAGCCTCAGACAGAAGCTCCAGCCCGCAGTCGTTTGCCAACGACCACAGCACTTCCACGTTCTTGTCCGAGGAATTGGTGATTGACGCGGGGGCATAAATGCCCAGCGCCAACATCGCCCGGCTGATGGTCTCCAGGAGAGTCAGCCTCTTCTGGATTGTTGCCATTTACTTCCTCACAGCCGCTGGCGCGTCCGCCTTGGAAACAAGCTCATCCACCTTGGCACTGAGCTTTGCCATCATCTCTTGGGAAGCCTTGAGCTGGTCACGCAGCTCTTGGTTCTGCTTCTCCAGCTCGGTAATGGGGGAGTTGCCCTTGGCAAGCTCCATGAAGTGCTTGGCCTTGTCCTTCAACTGGCGAAGCCCCATCACGCGATTCAGCGCAGTCTCCTGCGCCTCGGCAATCTGCTCCACAGTGTGGAAGCCAAGGTATTTCAGTTCCTCCACCATGGATACCGACATCAGCGGCCACTCAGCAAGCGGGGTGCCCGACTGTGGGTTGGTGTGCCCGTCCTTGAATGCGCGGTACGCATCACGGAAACGCTGCTTGTCCTCTGGGCGAGCCGGGCGCACGGGGATGTTGTTACGATCCCCGCGCACCCGGATCTCCACCATCTCAGTGTCATCGAAAATGGGACGCCCTTCCTTGGCCGACTTCTCCTCGTTCCTCACCGGAGCGATAAAGAACTTCACTGCCAGGGCTTTGTCAGCCTCAGCATTGTTCGAGAAGATGTTGTGGTCAAGCTCAAAGGTGTCCAGCATTTTCAGTCCTTAGAATGATGCACCGCCGCTCACGAGGCCGACAAACGGGCGATTCAGGAAGCAATCCGAGTTGGTCGCCTCCGCTCCGCCCGTCGACGTCCCGATGCGGACCCCAAACAGCGCCGAACCCGAAACGGCATCGTCGATGCAACCGGCTGTAGCAGTGGAGAACTGTTGCGAACCAGCGGCATCTGATGCCAGAGTACGGACACTGGCCTTGCCGTAGATCTGGAACCAGCCGAAGCCGTTATCCGCAATCGCAGCCATAGCCACACCGATGCGAGAGCCAGGACCAGAAACTCCTGCCGCCGCCGCCGTGGTGGTAGTCAGCATCTTCCAGTCATTGTCAGTCTTTTCACCACAGACATACCCCGCAGCCGTGACGGCTCCGTCTGCACGCCCGTAGATGAATTCCTGATAGCCGTTGGTGGGATGATCCAGGATCCCCACAGTTCCCAGCCGGAAGGCTGGAGCACTGGACGAGGTGAGAACATCAGCAACAGCGATACCAATCGTTCCAGACATGTTAGCTCCTTAGCTCTTGAGCAGGCGACCTTGATACTGGGCACCGGAGCAGGTCATGTTGCCTGCCCAGGCCAGGATCTGGACTTCTGCGTCTTGATTGATGGCGTAACGCCGATTCGGC